ATAGTCTATGACCTAGCGAGCCAGAATACTCTTGAGGTGTGCCATGATGACGAACTGGCGGAGACTGCTAGTGCTCAGCAGGAAGCCTTGTTAGTCGTTCATAAAATGTTAGAGACTCACCGCAGAGTTGATAGGATCAAGACCTACAGGGGGTGGTAATTACTAGTAAGTGCAAGTAATTACTTGTAACCCCCCGGGGGGGTGGTTGCCGACGTTTTGTCTTTCGTTTATAGTAGTCTGGGGCTCCCCTTCTAGGGCGACTCGAAAATTGGGAAACCAAAAAATTGAAAACTAAGCTAATATAGAAAACGAATACTGTTAAACATAAGACTCGCACGCCCATGTTGACTTCAAATCGAATGCAGACCGGGACAAATCTGCCAAAGAATTTGTGTCCAGTGTTAACAAAGGCTCGAAGATAAGAAAGAGAGATGAAATGTTAGACACAATTAAGGATATGATCCTATCTAAGAAAGTAATTGCAATGCTTTCAGGAGTGATTGTTGCAACGCTTGCGAAAGTAGGATTAGACTTAGATGTAGAATCTGTAGCAGTTATAATATCTCCTATCATAGCTTATATAATAGGTCAAGGTTGGGCAGATACAGGGAAGGAAGCTAAAAAGGAGGAGCAGCGAAATCTTAATAAATCAACCGGCAGATAAAGAGATATTCTAGTGGTCATGAAACTAGTTAAAGAAATCATCATTGGTCTAACTCATCGGAGTATAAGACCTTCAAGAGCTACAGATGGACTTTGGGTATTTATAATAGGAATCTTCTTAGTAATAAAAGTCTTTGGTTTCTGGTTATTTAACTATCTTGGTGATTGGTTGAATAAGAGAGATATATGAACGAAATAGATGACTTACTTGAGGACTTACTAGATGACTTACTCGATGACTTAATAGCTGAAAAATCTGATCTGAATCTTAAGATAGCTTCGTTAGTTGCTTTTGTTGATTCTACTAGATTTAATAAATTAGTTCCTAACCAAGCTGAAAGACAACTAATTCGTCACCAACTTGCTGTTATGCAAGAATATCGTTCAACTCTAAGGGAAAGGATTAAGGGTATTGAAATGGATAAGCGTGGTAAGAAGACCGCCACACTCTAAGAAAGTAAAGAAACCTGTTACTAGTGGTAAGGCCCCGAAGAAAGCTAAGACTAAACGATGACACCCGAACAACTAATAAAAGACTTAGATAGCCAGCGGCTATTAGTAGTTGTAGATCACACTAACAATAATTGTAGCGGTATTACTGGTGAGGATAACTTAGCTCCATTAACTGAAGTTGGGTTTCAGATTGGGCATTTAGGCGTCTTTACTTCTGATGCTTTGAAAATAATTGGTGAAGAGATAGATAGGAGAAACGACAGTGAGGAACGACAGTGAGGATGATCGTGATCGTGATACTCCTAATGAGCCTGAGTCAGGCGCCCTCAAAGGCAGTGGCACAACGGCTACCTGATTTCATCGGCAGCGACACCGGTGGTTTTGGAGACAGTAACGGCCTGCCAGATTGGTATTCTATGCCTCATAAGACTAGAGAAGAATGGAAGGAACGAGAAGAAGCTAGAAAAAGTTGGTTCAGAGGTCAACGCATGACTGCTTCTATTGCTAAGTCTGAAGCTAGAAGGCAGCGGATTAAGATCTCTGCTGCTTATATCAATGGTACTAGAGGCATGAATAGGGCTAGCTTACAACGTGCTAGGTACGGTAGCTATGGTAATAATCGGCAGCAATCCAGCATACGTTTGTTTGTTCCTACACCTACAGGTGGAGTTTTCTATCGATGGTGATTAGTTTACACGGCTAGGAGGTCACAGAAGGCCACCGAAACGTCTCGACAATCGGGCTCCGGTACTAAGGTGCGATGTTAGCGAGTTAGTAGTGAAGACACCGGGTCAGGACGGGAAACCGAAGCAGCCCATCTTTGTTATTAACTGTGTTAGCGTGTTGGCCTCGTGGAAAGGTTAGATTGTCGAGACTGCCGTTTTGTTGTCCTTGATGTCGAAGGTACAAATAAACAGTAATAAGTGATAGGTGATATTACGTCTAAAGATCAGTGATACTAAGAGTGTTATCTTAGTTATTAATAAAGTCTTACTTCATATGAATACGATTCCACCCCCAAATATTATTGCTGTTTTTACTCTTTTACCGGAGAGTATCCGACCACTTAAAAGTGCTATTTGTGAGAGTCTACCTACAACTTTTGAGTCTACAGTTGAGATACATCCTATTGAGAATAGTGAAATGCTCCTAAAGAGTTTTCACTCTAGAGGAACTAAAACTTATCAGATAGTATATGATGATAATGTGTTTAGATTCATTTCTCCTGAGCAATTTCTAAATACTCACTATGGATGGATGAAAAAAGAAGTTCGTAGATTATACGACAAAGAGCCACTAATCCAGCAATTTTTTAGCGAGGAAGATGCGTTTCAAGAATGTTATTTCTATCTTGATCGTATCTTAAGTAAGTTTGTTAATCCAGACTTCCATAATTGCAATCTTCGTAGATTTGTAAGTAACAGACTACGACGATACTTTAGTAGAATAGTAGAGAAACAACTAGAGTTACGTCTAGCTGATTTAAAAGGTCAGGTTGATATACTGGAAAGCTAGTGATATATTATGGACAATGAAGACACCGGACATCTAGAAGTCTATAGGGTAGATAAACATAATCTAGTGCGAGCTAGTAATGCGATGAATTTTTCAGAGTCTTCATTACCTGGACGGATATTTAGATCAAAGGTAGAAGAAATTATTGTTGAAGATAAAACGTGTTTAGTTATTGTAAGGATATGGGGTTCATATCCTTATATTACTGATCCATGGAAAGAGTTTATTATTGAAGAAGTTGAGGTTTGATCTGATATGGACACAGCAGACACAGCAGAATTATTAAGAGAGTTGCGAAGTCGGACTTATGAATTAGCTGATAATTCATTTGATTCTGTTATATGCCTTGACGCATACGAGAAAATTAAAGAGCTATTAGCTAAAGTTGAAGAATTAGAAGAACACTACGCTGATGAAAGACAAGGCGATAGCTGATGGGGATAGATAAAGAAACTTTTGAGATTAAGCAGCATAATCGAGGAAGTTCTATAGGTGTATGTAAAGATGCACCTGTTAATTTTGTAGAAGTTATTGATACTAATGGTAAAGATATAGTTAGTGTCTCACAAGATAAGTCGCTTATAACAGTAAATCCACCACTAAGTACAACTTGTATTGAGATACATAAGCCTAGTGCATCTATCAATACTATTAAAATTTTTGATAGTACAGGGAAACATATACAAACTATTAGGAATCACTCATGAAAATTTTAGTGCTGTTGTTTCTATTTTCAGGTATTAACGGTGGTCAGCAGCTTTCAGTACATACTGAAGAAAAATTCACCTTTAAGGAGCATAGAGCAATAGTTCTATCTGCTGGAGTAGAAATTCCTGATGGTTTTAAATTAGCTCGTATTCAATGGAGAACACGTTCTATTGAAGTAGACTTGAGACCTCATACCACAAATAATAGACACGAGTGTTCTGTTTGGGCTAAACCAGGAACTTACGAAATAATGCTGGATGCTTGGTTAATTAATTGGGAAGCAAAAGAATTTGATACTGTAGAGAGAATATTTACTTTAACTGTTGAAGGTGCTAGACCACCACCTATTATACCTGATGATCCTGATGATCCTGATGATCCGCCAGATATTGATGATACTCCTACAAATGGGAAAGTAACTTCGATCGTTATTGCTGAAGCTTCTAAATTAAATGCTAGTGAAAGAGGTAAGCTTTTTGATCTTAGAACTTTTGTTGATGGTAAGCTGAATTATTCACATTTTGAGTTTCCTCCTGATGCTGAAAATGCAGATGGATCAGTTAATAAGACAGTTAAATCTTACGCTGATAAGGCAACCACGCTCCCTTTCGTTTTTTTCGTCCAGCTAGATGGTTCGGGTCACGCCGTCGTTAAATGGTCGGGCGAATTAAAAGAATTAAGTTCAAGTGATCTTATCTCTAAGCTTAAGGAGATACACGGTGCCACTACCAATTGATCGTAAGTTTGTTGACTTAGATTTAAGTGATGTACCTGATGGAGAAGGTACAGGTCTAATTGAAGAGACAGAGAGCCAGGTATTGATGGCTACTGGAGAGATGAAGAGTTTTGAAGAAGAATATCCTGCTTTAATGCTAACTAAAGATGAACGTAGAGAATTAGCTTTAAAGAATTGGGATAAACAACTCGATACTATTGAGAAGATATATAGTCAAGGTCAAACTTCAGCTTGTGTAGGTTTTGGTATAGCACAAGCTATGGAGATAACATATACAAGACGATTTGGTGAAGAGAATCATACTAGTCTTTCAGGTATGTTCATTTATCGGTATATTGGTAGAACTCTAATGAGTGGAGCCATGATTTCTGATGGAATGAAACGTGCGGCAAATATAGGTACATTACCTATGACGGGTAGTGAGAATGAAGATAAGTTTGATCTAACTTGGGACAGGCTTGCTTATAGAACTGATCCACCATCAGGTTGGGAAGATAAAATACAACATAGAGTTACTAAATGGGCAACTGCTAGGGGTGCAGATGAAATAGAATCCGCAATGGCTAATAATTTTTGTGGAATAGTAGGTAGATCAAGACATTGTGTTCCTTATGTTGGTTTAAAAGTAGAAGGTAGAGATGCATTCGTCCCATATGCTAATTCCTGGTCACCAAGTTGGGGTGACGATGGAATTGGTTATGATAGTCTAAGAGTCTATAGAAACTTAACACTTTATGTGATTTTAGAGGTAGCAGTACCTTCGTTTATGCCAATTCCTGAATTAAAACCGTAGGAGAATAGTTATGGAGTGGTTAATTATATTATTGCCTCTTATTAGTGATCTATTTGAGAAATGTCGAGATGACGATAATGTTTCTCGTGCTCAAGCAATAAAGGATAATCCTAATATTGCTAGAGGGAGATTACGTAAAGCATTACGTAGAAAAGGACATAAAAGGCATGAACTTCGTAAAATGTTAAATGAAGCTATGAGAGAACTTGAATCTGCTGATGTAGATGACGTTTCTGAATTTCTTGATGAACTGGAAGATAACTGGAGCTAACTAGTGTACACTAACTAATACAAGGTAATTTACAATGTATCCCAGTTATTAGTTAGGAGTTTTCAATGGCTAATTTAGCTTATGTTTCAATAGGTGTACGTACTGTACAAGCAACATCTGGTCAACTTACTACAGGTACTCTTGGGGAAGCTGCGAACAGAGGGCAACCTCTTTATAAGAGTTCTACAGATAATAAGTATTATCTAGCTGATGGTAATACTGTTGATCCAGCACCGGCAGCATTTGTTGCTTATGCTTTGGATACAGGTGTTGAGGACGATGTTATTGGTTTACAAACTGGTGGTATCATTTATCTTGGAGTTAATGCAACTCAAGGTATGGTATACTTTGTATCTGATGATGTTGGACAGACAGAATCAGGTGACACAGCTTTAGTTTCTGGTCTTAATCCAACAATTATAGGTTATGGAAATGTTGATAACAATATTGTTATTTCTATCCTAACTGTTGGTTTAGCTATTTACCCATGATATAATCTATGCCCCAAAACTTCTATAAAGACTGTCTAACTGAAGACCTACAGGAGAGTGTAGCTGCACAATTAAAACTTCTTACTTCAGAACAATTGAGTCTTAATGAAGAAGTAGCAGTACATAGAGAACGGTGCAAAGATTCAATAGGAAATTGGAGTAAAGCTAGAAGTATAGTTAAGAGTGCAGAAGTAAAGTTAAAAGAATCTCCTAACAATCAAGTTATGCAAGATCTTCTTACAGCCGCTAACGCTCACTTAAATATCGTAGGTGAACGTATGGCAGATACAATGAAGAGTCAAAAAGATTTTGTTATGTCTGCTGTCGTTGCAGATTCTAAGACAAGAGAGACTTTGACTCAGAACACGCTTATGTTACTAATGAATGCAGTAGTTTCTTTGGTTCATGAGTATTTTAATGAAGGAGATCAACAGTCTGTTACTATAATGGATAAGTTTGAGAATGAGTTGAGAAGTAGAGTAGTATTTCAAGAAGCCGATGATCAAGCACTTGCTGTAGAGTATGAATTTGGAGCTATGATAGAAACTGTGCCGCAGGCTCCAGGAGTTGCTTCGAGTACTGAGATATCTGGAGCAGTAGAGGCTGGATGAATAAATATAAGATAAAACTTATTAGATGGGAAGATTCTTTTGGTGTGAATTCTTCATGGGTAAAATTAAAAGATTTAAAATCAGTAGAGCCTTTGATTAATACTAGTATTGGGTTTGAAGTTTTTCGTGATGAAAAAGTTGTTGTTTTAGTTCCACATATGACAGGTGAGAATAGTCATTGTAGAATTCAAGGATGTGGGGACATGACTATTCCTATTAGTGCGATAGTATCTGATATTGAATTAGAGATTTGATAATGACTTATGATCCAAAAACAACGATATGTAGAAATTCCCCCACGTTGGACTCCGCTCAAGTACCATGCTAAACAGGCGGCGGCTTTCCATTCTACGACAAAGTTTATTAACTTACCTTGTGGTCGTGGAAGTGGTAAAACAGAACTAGCTAGACGTAAGATAGTTCTATCTTTAATGCAAAGAAAACCTTGGAGAAAGCCAATCTATTTTTATGCACTTCCAACATATAATCAAGCTAAGAGGGTTGCGTGGAAAGAATTGATGGATCTTATTCCTAAATATTGGATAGATCCTAAGAACGGCGGTCATGCTAACATTATGGACATGCATATAAAAACTATATTTGGTAGTGAATTATATGTACTCGGAATGGATATGCCTCAACGGATTGAAGGTGCTCAATATGATGGTGGTGTAGTTGATGAAGCTTGTGATCAGAAACCCGGATCTTTTGATCTTTCAATAAAACCAGCTCTGACATGGCGTGATGGTTGGGTATGGAGGATAGGAGTACCTAAGAGAACAGGGATAGGATCAAGAGAGTTCAAACTAGCTTGTGACTTTGGTAATGATCCAGCTAATATTGATACAGAGACATATTCATGGCCTTCATCGGATATTTTAGATCCAATCAAGCTTGAAGGTTATAAGAAGAGTATGGACCCAAAAGATTATAATGAGCAGTTTAATGCTTCATGGGAACAAGCTGGTGGTTTAATATTTTATACCTTTAAAGAACATATTCATATAAAAGACTCTATTTGTCAGTATCAACCACACCTACCTCTATATATCGGGATGGATTTTAATGTAGATCCTATGTGTTGGGTAGTTTGTCAAATAAGAGAAAATCATCCGATATGCCCTGGAGAGAAGTTACTTGTAGCATTAGATGAAGTGTTTATAAGGAATACGAATACTCCTGAATCTTTGAATATGTTATATAAGAAGTATGCTTTTCATAAGGAAAGAGTATATTTTTGTGGTGATGCGGCTTCACACCAACGTCGAACTTCAGCTTCTATAAGTGACTATCTTCATATAGTAAATTTTAAACCTGCTAATTGGACTGATAGAAAGGTTCTTATTCCTAATAAAAATCCGGGTCTTGCTGATAGATTCTCTGTTTGTAACTCAGTGATACAAAGTGCTGAAGGAACAGTGAGATTCTATGTACATTCAAAGTGTAAGAGACTAATTGATGATTTAAACTATAGAGCATATAAAGAAGGAACTTCAGATCCTAATGATCAAGATGATGCAGGGCATATGACTGATGCTCTAGGTTATCTTATGTACTCACAATTTCCAATGCGTGTAGGAAAACCAAAGTCACAGAGTATTGCTATGCAGGCGTTCTAGCTATAGTATAGTAGAGCATTAGTGTACACTGTAAATAGGAGTATTTACCGTGGCACAAAGTAATGATCCAGTTACAAGAGACATTCGAGACAAACGTAATGGACGAGCAAAAACTTCAGAAAAATCAGCACCACAAGTAGCAACGGCTTCTTTTGGTTTAACGCAACCCGAACTACATACAGTCTACCCTGCTGATTGGTTAAATAAAGTTCGGTTGATGCGTAAAGATCCGACTATTTCTTTAGTTCGGAATCTTATTGTAGGATCAATAGTTTCTTCTAAATGGTCGGTCGGACATACTGAGGATGCACCTGAAGGTGCGGTTCAGTTTGTTACTCGTAATATAACCAATATACGTAATTATTTAGTTACTCATTCTCTTACTGGTTGGCTAGATTTTGGTTGGCAAACTTTTGAGAAGATATGGGTTATTGATAATTCCGGTAAGACGGTAATAGATAAGGTTAAACCATTACTTCAAGATATTACTAGGATACTTGTAGATGTACATACTGGCGAGTATGTAGGAGTCTTACAAAATCCAGTTCATGGTAAGAAATTTGAGATTATAAGAGTTGGTGGCCATTTAGCTTTTGGACAAGGTTTCTTAAAAGCTAGAGAAACTATCCTTACTAATATCAATGTAGAGGGGACTTATTGGTATGGTAGAGCAATCATGGAAGATGCTATTATACCTTATGATGGATGGAAAACAGTTAATGATTCAGCAGATAGATATGATAGAAAGATAGCTGGATCACATTGGGTTATACATTATCCTCTTGGTAACACTAAAGTAGATGGGATAGAGACTGACAATTTTATTATTGCTCGGAATCTTATTAGAAACTTAGAAAGTTCAGGAGCTATTGCTGTTCCTCGTCAAATTGATGAAACAGTTGAGATGTTAAACCAAGATGCTCCTGATGCTTGGAAAATAGAACTTCTATCTGATCAGTCTAGTCAACAAGCAGCTTTTATTGATAGATTAAAGTACTATGATGCTCTTAAGGTTAGAGCTTTAGGTTTTCCTGAAAGAGCGATTCTTGAGGGTAAGTTTGGTACTAAATCTGAAGCTGAAGTTCATTCTGATTTAGCAATAGTAATATTAGATTATCGTCATGCTAGATTAACTGAACAGATTAGTTATCAGTTAGTTAATGATCTACTTAGATATAATTATGGCAGAGAAGCTATAGGTACGGTATTTTTGAAGGCTGCACCTATAGCTGATGACTTAAAAATATTTCTGCGTCAAGTCTTTCAAACTCTTATGCAGCATGATCCTGAAACTGCACTTAAGAAGATAAATGCTGATGAAGTTAAAGAACAGTTAGGCTTGCCGATGAATGACGGTGAAGATGATGATAGCGAGTTTGATTTTCCTGAAGTACCAGTAGGATCAGTAGGATCAGTAGGATCAGTAGGATCAGTAGGATCAGTAGGATCAGGAACAGGACTTAATCCCGTTCAGGGTGAGAAAACTAAGTTATAATAGGAAATAAATTATGACAATACAGTCAGATCCGGGTCAAGGTGCTTTTGCTATTACACCAAGTGATAGTACTAATTTTACAGTTAATGCTCGTGGTATTTATGTAGGCGTGGTAGGTGATATTACACTTGTAACCGAGAAAGGTGAAACTGTAACATTTACAAGTGCGGTCGCAGGAACAATAATTCCTGTTAGATGTAGTAGAGTTAATTCTACTGGCACTGCTGCAACTAATTTAGTTGGAATCTATTAAATTTTAATCTTTACAACTGCAATGTTACTGCTAGGGCTTTATTGATGACAGGCATCGGCATTGGTTTGAATCTTGGAATGGGTTTGAATCTTGGAATGGGTTATATTGGTGAGTTATCTCTTACGGGTACGACTCGCTGGATGCGCGCAGACACTAAGGTCGGCACGCAAGGCGCTCGGCTTTTGCTTGCATCAGACGCGAGCCACTTCGAGATTGCCAGCCATGCCGATCTGCAAGCGGGCGACATAGACTTTACGTTTGCTGGGTGGGTTAAGTTAAGCTCGTCGATCGGTGGAGTTGTTCTGGCGAAATACGACACGGGCGATTTCGAGTATGAACTGAGATACGAAGAGACGGGCATCCCGCCCTGGCTGTCCATAAAATGGAACTGGCGAGTGATGGACGGAGTGACGACAACGGTCGGGACGATTGATTCCGGCGTCACGCCTGCCGTTGGACGTTGGTACTTTCTTGTCTTCGGACACGACAGCACAACAAACAAAGTATTCATCAGCATTGACGACGCAACTGACGACGACGCATCGACAACTGGGACGCCAGGTACGACGAGCAGCGACTTTACGGTTGGAATCGATGCGACTCTGACGGCGGGTCAGTATTTGAATGCTGCCGTCTCGCGCATTGCCTACTGGAAACGAACGCTGACAGCAGCAGAGAAAACTTGGCTTTACAACTCAGGCAGCGGCAAGTTCTACGGCTCGCTTGGTCAAGTTGGTGATGACGGTTCGGATCTGCTGACGGATCTGAAAGTGTATTATCAGTGTAACGAGACAGACCCCGCGCTTGGCTTGCTTGATGCACACACGGGCGGTCACGACTTAACGCGCGTCGGGTCGAACATAGCGACATCTGGAGGACCAACAACGCAACAGGCGATTGACTCTGCGGGATCGAACGACGGCACGCTGGTCAGCACCAACGCACTTGGGATGTGGTCGAGTGACGTTCCGAGTGGCGCAACTGGAAACAGCTTGAAGTTCAACGGGGTGGCTGATTATGTAGATGCCGGCAGTTCTGCCTTTACACTTACATCGCAGGGTAGTGTCTCTCTCTGGTTCAAAGCTAATGCCGTGGCCTCTGCACAGCATTTGTTCGTCTCGCGTGACGAAGCGGACACGACGGACGCATGGGCGCCTTTGCGCATAGATAGTACGGGGGTGATTTCCCTATTCGTTCGCAAAACGGCGGGTGTAACAAACGAAATGGAGGGTTCGACAACCCTGATCGCTGATACTTGGTATCACGCAGTCGGTGTTTCGGACGGTGCAAGTTACAAACTGTACCTCAACGGGGTTGAAGAAACGCTGAATGTTGCAAGCGGAGCAGACGACGGCAAGTGGTCCGACTATCCAACAGGGCTGGACAATGTCACGCTTGGCGCATCGTTTTCCACTGGGGTCACATCATCTAGGTTTGGCGGTTTGATTGACGAGATCATTCTTTACGATGATGCACTGACTGCCGATGAAGTAACCTTTCTTTTTGAAGACCACACAGGCACTCCGAGCGTTCCTGGCGACGATCCAGGAACCGCAAACCGCATTGGGTACTGGAATCTCGACGACGGCCCGCAAAGCACGACGCCAACTGATGGTGATGCGGTTGTAACGTGGCAACCGAAAGTAGGCTCTGGCCAGTATAAGCAGACGACGCCCGGCAACACGCCGACATGGACAGAATCGGTTACGGAGGGTGAACCGGGTGTGACGTACAACGGCACAACCAACTACATGATAACTGATACGATCTTGACCAACGCGGCTGACGCGGAAATCGTGTTCGACTTCAAGACAGGTTCGACGGCGTTCGCAGCCGATCAAGTGTTCGGAGCCTCTAGCGATGAAGCGGGAACGTCTAATTTCCTTTGCTTTGGGATCGATTCGGCGGGAAAGGTCTACGTGGAGGCGGTCGATAGTGGCACTGTGCATCGCGTAACGGGCGATACCGTGTTGACTGTCTCTACGGTCTATACGATCCGCATTGTGACCACAGGATCGGCGTGGTTGATCTGGGTAAATGATGTGGCTCAATCGCTGACGGTCACGACGGGTAGCAATAGCGGAAAGTGGTTCGGAGACATAAGCGGCAGAGACAATCACACACTTGGCGCGTTGGTGCATACGTCAACGGTTGACTACTTCGAGGGTACGATTATGGACGTTGCCACGTATCCAGATGAACTGGATGCGGCTGGCCGTACGAGCGATTCCGCCTACCATGCAGACAGGTACGCAACATGACACGGCGAGCACGTATAACTCAAATTGTCTCTGCTGCTGCACCACAGCGACTTGCAACCGAAACCAAGCTGCAAGCGTTGCTGGGATTTCGCGCAGGCCCGGAACCGCAAGTATTTACGATACCGCTGGCTGCAAATTCAAACGCACCGATTACTCATTGGGCTTGTGACACTCGACACTTTGACGCTGAGACGGTTGCGATTTTCGAGCGAGAAGTTTCGGGACCACGATTTGATTCACTTCAAGACCTTTTAGACGGTACGGGATTACAACGAAGGACAGAATAAAAACGTAGGATTATTAGGATGAGCTTAGTTTCAGTTACAAGCTACTTAGGTGACTTTGCAGAAGATGCAACAGTTGAAATACCATTTACAACTGAGAACAGTAGTGGTGCGGCTTTTGCTCCTTCGACGACATTTGAATCAGACGATGTTAAAATTTATAAAAATGGTTCAGCAACTCAAAAGACTGCAACGGATGGATTGACTTTAGTAAGTCCGTTTGATTCTATCACTGGTTTACATCATCTTACAATAGATACGTCGAATGATACTAATGACACAGGATTTTGGGTAGCGGGTGCGGATTACACAGTCATTCTTGATCCAAGTGATGAAACAATAGACGGTCAAATAGTTGTCTATGTTCTGGCTACATTTAGCATTGAAAATAGATTTGTAAATTCTGGAACTGGTGCTAGAACAATAACTGTAACTGTAGATGATGGAACTGATCCATTAGAGAATGCAACTGTTAGGTTAACTGAAGGTGCAAATACATTTTTAGGAACTACAAATGTAAGTGGAGTGATTGTATTTAATGTTGATGACGCTACTTATGATGTAGCAATTACTAAAGATGGTTATACTTTTGCTGGGACTACTGTAATAGTTACTGCTATTGCTTCTATTACTTATAGTATGACACTATTAGTAATTACTCCACCTGCTGATCCTAGTTTGTCTACAGTGACAGTTAAATGTGTAGATGAATTAGGTATTATAGAAGAAGGAGTAATTGTTAAAGCTGAGTTAATTGAGATACCACTTAATAGTACAGGGATAGCTTTTGATAAAGCAAAACAATCAGCTACTTCAAACGCTAGTGGTATAGCTACTTTAACTCTTGTTAGACTTGCTACTTATCATATAATTCGTGGTACTACTAAGCCTACAGTTCTTAAAGTTACTATAGCTGATACATCTACTTCAACAATAACTAGTTTTATAGGAGCACCATGAGTGATTCTCTTCACGGTTATTGGATGTTGATTCGTATATGGGGAGGATTAGGTCTACTCTATATAGTTCTTTGGTTTACAGCTTCAGATTTTAATGTAACTGAGCATATAACGGTGGCAATAGTTGCAGTATGTATGTTAGTTTATGAGTTTACTCAGAGAGCAATAATCCTTTACTTGAGAGGGCAGAGAAAATGATGCCAGCACAAGCAGAGGTCGTTGAAGTAACAGGGCTTATCGACATGTTTGCGAAGTACGGGGCAACTACAGTGATGTTAGTGCTTTTTGTTTTAGCTACTTGGTGGATAGGGAAGAGATTACTTAATGAGAAGAATGGATTATTAACTAAGTATGTTGAAAGTACTAACGATCTACAGAAATCTTTATCTGAATCTGTTGAGAAACAAAAAGAAACAGGTACTCGTGTAGCTGCATTACTTGAGACTTCAGAAAAAAGAACAGAAGAGATGGGAGCTGTTGTTCAACGAATAGAAGCAATGCACTATGATCCTAACAGTAGATTTTCTACTGTTACGTTAGGTAGATGTTTTCTTGAATCTTTAGATGTAGTAGAAAGTATGTCTAAGAAATTAGATGAGGCGTTACCTTCTGATATAGCATTAGCTGAGATTATAAGACCTTCTATAATACTTATGAGAAGAGATTTAGAGACTCATTTAATTGCTGCTGAACAACTTAGTAAAGAAGGTTAAGTTATGGTTTACTCAGTACAATCAGACACAGAAGATATATTCGGTCCAGATAATGTATCTAAGTGGGCTGATTTAAATAATAATAAAGTAGCAACTGAAATATCTGCTCGTATTACTTGGGCGATATTAGAAGCTAAAGAACAAATTGATGCAAGACTTTATGGATGTAAATACTCAGTACCTTTTATCCTTGTAGAATCTGTATATGATCCTATTATTGTTACATTATCAGCAAGGCTCACGGGAGTTTTATTATATGATAATAGGAGATTGATAGATATTCAAGATATAGACGAAGTTATGAACTATCGTAAAATGGTTGAACAGACTATAGTAAAAATTCATGGCGGTTTGGTCAAGCTGTTAGTGTACACTGAATTAGCGAAAAATTTTCCACAAGCTATAGACGCAGAAGCTTAATTAGTGTACACTGTATATTAGGAGAGGGTTGCTATGACAGTTGAGACAATAGAATATAGTCTTATTGAAGCACCAAAAGATTGTGATGTGATATCACTATCTGATGACAGTAATCTTCTCTTTGAAAAAGAACATGCTTATGTTGGTAAGTTTAGGATGAAAACTCCTAAAGGACCAGTTGATTTTGAGCTAACGGATCACGCAATTGAGGTTATTGCTTCTGAAAGTCAACGATACATTGATAATGGAAATCCATGTAATTTACCGACTAAGCATACTGATGACACAGAAGCTAATCGTGGTCTTAACCTTAAATGGTTCACGAAAGAAGATAGTAAAGGGAGATTAGGTCTATTTTCTCGTGTAGAGTTTCGGGATAAAGAAGCCGCTAAATTAGCCAGGACTGCACAAACTAGTATTTACATCCCACCTGCATCCGAAGACGGTATAAAGAATAAATACGTTCGTGCTATTAAACACGTAGCTCTAACAGGTTCCCCTACTATCCCTGGTTTAGACGGGTTCACACCAATTGCAGCCAGTTTGGTTATTGAGACTGAGACTAACAAAAAGGAAATTATTATGCCGATTAAAGAACTGGCCGCAAGTATCGGTCTACAACTTAGTGATGAAATTTTGTCTGATGAGACAAAAGCTTATGAAGCTATTACAGAATCTTTTAAAGATCTTAAAGAAGATTCAGGTAAGCAAGTTAAAAATATAACTCTTGAACTCTCTGAGTACAAGAAGCTTCATCCGCCAATTCAAGATCCTGTTAAGATTTCAAAATCACAAGTTAAGATGCTTAAAGAGAATAGAGAACTTAAGCTTTCTAATCTTGTTGAGAAAGGTAACATTCTTACTTGTGTCAAGAATGTACTTGAGAAAATCTTTTGTGGTGAAGCTACTTTGACTCTTTCTCTAGCAGAAGATGTTGAAGACAATTTTGATGGAGTTGTTGATGCTTTAAGAGACAATGATCCTATCAAACTTTCTGAAGCAACTGGACCGCAAGGTGGTGATGTTGGAACTCTCTTAGATAAAGAGACTAATCCGGTTATTGCTAACGCGATGAAACAAAAAGAGAAGATAGAAGCTAAAATGGTTGCTGCTCGCTAAGTTAAAAGTAGCATAACATTAGTATAACATTAACCTCGTAGTACAGTCTTAAGATAAGGAATTTCAAACATGGCGTCTAATACTAGAAGACTTGCTGTTAGCGAGTTTGCTTTCTACGAGGTTGATCAGCGTTACACTCGTGAAAGTGGAACTTTAGAGAATGATGCTACCGTAGCTGGAACTTCTCCATCCATCGCGGCTACTCAAGAACTAATTGGTCAACCTCTACGTCTTGTTAGTGCTCAATGGCAGTTTGCTTCAACAGCAGATGTTACTGCCGGTAATGTTGATGGTTTTGTTGTTGATTCTAAACAACTCCCGGCTGCAATGGCAGCGGCAGCGATTACTGTTCTACCATACGCTATTCTTGCTCGTGGTCCTGCTCTTATTAATGAAGGTAGGATTCCTGCGTTAGACGTTTATGGTGATGCGATTACTTCTTCAGAATATGTAACTGCCGCTGAAGCATTGAATATCCAGACTAAGATTCTGCCGACTGTGACTTCAACTCAGACTACTTAGTAAACTTAATTACCTAAGCTGTCAACCTAAATTTGTAATGGAGAAACTCAGATGACGATTCTTGACACTTTTAATAGTGACAGTTTTGGTGTTATCTCACTAACTACTGCACTTGACTTAATTCCTTATCAGCCTAACTGGTTAGGAAATCTTGGTATTTTTCAACGAAAGGGTATTACTACTACCGTAGCGGTTATTGAAAGTCGTGAAGGTAGGTTGTCAATTGTTCCTAGATCTGCAAGAGGAACGGTTACAGAAACCGAAAATAGACCTAATAGGATTACTCGGAACTTTACAGTTCCCCATCTTGCTTTAACCGATGGTATCCTTGCTGATGACGTTCAAAATATTCGTGCGTTTGGATCTGAGAGTATTGTTGAAACATTAGCTCAAAAAGTTAATGATGTTGCAGTTTCTCTACGTAATGACATTGAAGCTACAAAAGAGTTTCATCGTCATAAAGCACTTGAAGGAGTTACTACAGATCCAGATGGTACTGTAATCTTTAACTTCTTTACTGAGTTTGGTACTTCTCAACAAACTCAAGATTTTGTATTTACTACTGCTACAACAGATATTAAACAAGTAATTATAGATGGAGTTATCCGCAATATGCACGCTGCATTAGGCGGGACTATGTTTAGTGGGATCATTGGACTTTGTGGTGATGCTTGGTTTGATAATCTTATTACCCATGCCACTGTTGAATCGGCTTATGCTCGTTGGATGGATGGGCGTTTGCTCCGTACTTCTCAAATTGGTGGTGCAGGTTATTTTGTTGGACCTGATGGCCAAGAAGGGTTCACTTATGCGGGAGTTACTTTCTTTAACTCTCGTGCTGCTCTTGGTGGAACTTCATGGATTACAGGAGCTGAATGTCGTTTCTTCCCGGTAGGTGTTCCTCAACTCTTCCAAGAGATTGATGCACCTGCCGATTATATTGAAACAGTTAATACTGAAGGAATGGATTTCTACGTTAAACAAGAAAGAATGAAGTTTGACAAAGGTATTGATATTGAAGTTCAATCTAACCCGCTGATTATTCCTACTCGTCCTCGTGCTCTTATCCGAGGAACGCAATCTTAACTTATGGCACCGTCCGGGCGTAGTGCAGTTTCGGGATTAATTGCACTACGCCTTTCTTTTAGGGCTTAGCTATGCCAGCAGAACTACCTGTTAAGTCTACAGTAGACATTAAAATGCCGGGATTAGTAGCCTTGCAAAAAGTAACTTCTTCTACAGCACAAAGAACTGAGTTACTTAACAGGTGGGCTAAAGATTACTTCATCTCTATTCATGCTAGGCATAACACATTATCTACAGGTGGTGGAACAGACTCAGGTCAGCGATGGAAACCTTTAGCTGATGCTACAATTGAGTATAGAAAAAGAAGAGTTAAGTATGGTGGACCTAAACCAAAAGGAGGTATCCTTGCTGATACCCTACAACTATTAGGTGCTACCTTAAGTGGTGGTGGACCCGGACAAGTAAAAGTAATTGACGTAGAATCTTTTAGTGCTGAAGTAGGTATTGGTGGCAATGCAACTTATGAACCTCCTACTAAAAGAAGAACATCTAGAACCATAGGGAATATAGCGGCTATACACGCAGAAGGTAAAGAAATACCCGTTCGTCGTATAGTTGTTGAACCTAATAAAAGAACTTTAGAGAAGATGGAAACAGCAGCTACTGTTTGGATATTAAAGAGGTTCAAAGAAGCTCAAAGTAAGATAAAATAATGGCTGCTGAACTCGATCCATTTTCGCTAGTGTACAACGAGCTTTGGTCAATGATGGAAGAAGATCAGAGATTTGAAGTAAAGGCTGGAAATAAACTTAAGTTTAATGAGAATGATAGAAACCCAGGTAAGACGAACTTAAGTTCTGCTGACTATCCAGAAGTTGCATTGATGGCAGAAAATATAAGTGGTAACTTATGCAACACTTCTTCAACCTCAATGATTAGACGAAATTTCTCTTGGGTTGTATCATCAGGAGACTACCGCTATACAGAAATCTTCCCACTAGAATGGTCGATCTTTACAGGGATGCTGGCATGGCGGTACAGACTAACTGCATTAAGATGGGAAGGGCAGCAATTTGTTATTAATTGCAACCTTAATGACTCTAATTTCAATCAAATAGATGCCATGAGACGAAGAGGCGTAGAAGGCTGGATTGCTGTGTGGTCGATCTATGTTGAGATGCATTTTGCAACTTCTACAATTGTTGGTTCACACCTAGAAACTTAAAATGATAAAAACTCCTGATAGGTTAAAAGAAGTATTACCTACTCTTAGAATTGACCATAATCATGAGAACCTTACTGTATATAGATTCTTTGATAGGGTTAATGAGATTCCTACAAAAAGTAATTGTTTAGAGTGGACAGGCAAAACTCAGGTGAGAAGGTATCTAAATGGTGAGACTAAGCCTCATGTTTTAGCTGCCTTCAAAACTCCGAAGACATCTTAAAGGAGCGCAGTAGCCAT